CCGACACGGTATTTGGCATTGATGCAATTGGTAAGAATTGAGGTGAGCGATTGTGCTTTAAAATTGTGTGCTTCATCACCAATAACATAATCAAACTGTTCAAAATATTCTTTTGGCATTTTATACAACGACTGCCAAGTGGATATTGTCAACGGTTTATTTGTGTTCTTATCTTTGCCTTGATAAATTCGGTGTATGTGTTCTTCCATACTGCCATTATTGTAATCACCAAAGTCTGAAAACAACTGTTCAACTAAAGAAGTAGTTGGAACAATTACAAGTCCTTTTAAATTTTGATATTCCCAGAGTTGTCTAAAGATGAGATAGATGATGAGTGACTTACCTGAAGCTGTTGGAGATAAAAGTAATGTTCTTCGTTTCTGCATTGTATGAACAAAGGCATTAATTTGATGTTCTCTAACCTCAATTGGTTCTCCACGAGCATGTGGGTTAATTTTGTCGATAAATTTTTTCGCATGATATATTGAGTATTCATCTTCCGTATCTAAATTATTTTCATATTCATAGGTATAATCTCTCGATTCACAAAACTCTTTAACATAATCCAACAAACCCAAATACAGTTGTGATGTTTGTAAATTAAAAAGTCTTATCTTTCCATCCCACACACGATTGCGGTATGCTGGAACAAACTGATAACCAGGAACAAAAAACGTAAAGAACTCCGACAACTCTTGTGCTATGTGTTTTTCACAAGTTATCTTAGCATATACCTCATTTTTTTTGGAGATTATTATATCATTGGCCGCCAATAAAACGCTCCCAAGCACAATATTCCCTTAACTGCCAAGTTCTTTGTTTTAGTTCATTCATGATGGACTCAAGTACACTTACTGTTTCTTCATGGTATACTTTTTTCTCCAGCATCTTAATCATATCATCATCACCTTCTAAGTAGGCATTAATATCAGATTTTAATACAAATTGAAATGGTGTCCATCCACGAGCATCTAATTCTTCTTGATCCATACGACCAGAATAATAATCAATTTTTACTTTACGCAAACGTTGATAATCAAAGTGTGCTTTTTTGGAAGCAATCTTATGTTTGGTAAGAATACTAAGGTATTTGTTGTGTAGTTTGGGTATCTTTAACATCTCCTTGCCTGGTTCGGTTCGGTCAATGTCTGTATCAGATTCCCAATACTTTAAAATTTGTTCTAAGTTTTCCATAATAATTTCAATAGTTTAACATGCTACTCTACATATTAACATACACCATGACAAAAGGCAAGTTAAAGTGATTCGATAATGTGGTAATCAAATACAAAGGTAGCAGTAGCATATACAATATCATCTGCTGTCATTTTGGTATCAAACTGTATGTCTGATAGTGAGATAGGGAAGGCATTTACAAACTTAACCCTAAGTGTTGGATTGTTTAGATTATTCAATACAGTTAATGTAGCATCACCATAACTTCTTAGTCCACCGGACCTGTTTGCGTTCTGTATATCAGTTAACCTTTTCCTTTCAGGAAAACTCTCTGGTGCTGCGATGGAACGGAACCAATCATATAACTGACGCCAGCAGTCTAACTTCTCATCAACCGCAAAATCAATGTTTAACTGATTGAATGATAGTTTATTACCTGGTGCATATATGTCTGCACTAGGAGTAAAAATAGGTGCTTGTCCTATACTTACTCCTGGTATATTTACCGATTGGCAGAAGTATTGTGTGGAACCAATTCTATCAAAAGTCAACAAATATTTTGTTGGTTGTAGGTAATTGGTGTTTTGAGGGATTCGTGTGAGAGCTGTCATTATTTAAACCAATCCTCTTGAATGATCAATTCTTGATTTTTTAAACGGTGTAGCCATTTTAAAACGCCTTTCGTGGTCTGGTTTAAAATGGTCAGAATCAGCTTGTAATTTTACTGCTTTATTTGTTGCAGCCGTCATATGACCTTTAGTGGTATTTTTATATTCACCTTTATGTGAATGTACCAATTTAGCACCCTTATGAAAATCTACTCGGTCATCGTGGAATGAAATTTTAATACCGTGTTTAACGATACTTCTTCCGTTGTAGTTTTCTTCTCGAAATTGTTTAAATTTTTTCATACTAGTATTTATAAGACCAAAAAAAAGAGACCTCCGAAGAGGTCTCTAAAATATCAATCTAAGTTGATTTATTTTTTTTTGATTACATCAAGTTTTTAACACCAAAGATACGGTAGTAAACGTTGGTACGAGCAAGCAACTTACCATTGTCTGCACCAGGATTTGTAAGACCTTGTGCGAATGGGTTAGCAACCATGCCGTAACGAGTTTTGAAACCAATCTTAGGTTGGAATGTATATTGATCAACTGCACGAACCATTTGTAATGGAACGTATGGGCAATAAAACAAACCAGCGTCATAAGGACTGGATCCTTTGTAACCGATTGTAACCAACTCTTGATTTGATGTATAACCACCAAAGTATGGGTCGATATAAACCTTGATACGACCATGTAACATACCAGCAAATGTATTGCCTGTATCGTCAACTTGTAGGTCAGCTTGAAGAGCAGGAGTATACTGAAGTACACCAGCCATAGCCATTGCAGATGCTACGTCTGAAGAAACAATCAATACGTTACCTTTTCCACGACGTGTTTGCTTAGCAATTACGTTAGCATCACGCTCGATTTGGAAAATCAAACCTTTGAAACGCTCAACTGACCAACGACCGTTAGAGTCTGTATCTAAGTCAAAATAACCAGCGGTAGTTGTACCATACTGAGCACCAGCAACGGCACATGTGTAGATTGTACGGATAACTTCACGGTTGATTTCAGCCAAGATTTCTGTAGACAGAATGTTTGACAATTCTGTTTCAGCGTCAAGACCATGGATTGCTTTCAAGTCTTGAGCAAGTTCTAAACTGTATTCAGCTTTCAAAGCACGGCTTTGAGCAGTTACAGTAACTTTCTCAATAGAGAAGGCCATCTGTTGGAATACACGGCTGTCATCGTTAATGCCTAAGAATTCAGCATTAGCAGTTGGCATGCCAGTACCAGAAGTAGTTGTGTTACCAGTTGGGTTTTGGAACTGGTTAGCAACGTCTTGTGCACGGGTACCTTGGAAACCGTATGGGTTATTCTCAGAGAATGCACCAGAGAATGCTGTGTTGGCTTCATTGAAGAATGCCTCAGAACCAGTTTGGTTTGTGTAACGAGCACGCATTGCAAAAATCAAACCTGTAGGACCTGTCATTGGCTGAACACCAGCAACGTCATAAGCGATTAGATTAGGCAAAGCACGGCGTACCAAAGAGATCAAGATTGGGTCAAAGTTAGAAACGCCAGAACCCGTAACGTTGGTTGCACCAGCGCTATAAGTTGTTTCGTTTAAAGCTTGACGGTCTTGAGCCATAGCTTGTTGTTGATTTTCCAATACAAGAGCTGTAACTGAGCGCTTGTATGGGTCTGTGATGGCTTCTAATTCTGGATGCTCCAGAACTGGCTGCCATTTTTTTTGTAGTTCTTCTGTCAAATACATTTTATTATTCCTTTTTTTATGTATTAAAGACTAATTACTTAGCCAGAGTTTGTGAAATTGCTTTTGTATAAATTTCCATTGAAGGATCAGAGAAAGTAACTTTCTTTTCTTCTTCAACTAAAATTTCATCATAAGCTGAATTGTCTGCGGCTTTAACTTCTGCTTTGAAATATGATTCTTTCAAAACATCAACCTTAGCTACAAATTCTTCCTCAGTAGTGAATTCCACACCCTCTGCGAGCGATTTTAATTTTTCTACTTGAGTTTGAGTCAGGCCTTCACACGCTGTGTAGATAGCCTCAATTTTTTTCTGTTCGTTCAAAGACTTTGTGAGTTCAATGCCACGAGCAATTTGTTCGTTTAATGCATCTTCGAGTTCTTCTACTTTAGAAGTAAGTTCTTCTACAACTTGAACTTTTTCTTCAGGAATATCGATATAATGCTCTTCAAACAAACCTTTAAGTCCTGTAATAAAGTCTTCCACGATTTCAGCACGGAGACCTTTTTCGATTGCAAGAGCGTTTTCTTTCATCCACTCCTCAACCATGTAGTTAAGATAGTCATCAACTTTAGCAGCCAAATCTTCTTTGATTTCTTCAACAGCAGATTCAAACTGTTCTGTCAAAGCAATTTCTGCTTCAGCAATAACTTCTTCAGCACGAGCAATAACGGCAGCTTCAAAAATTGTAGAAGCCTTAGTTACAAATTCTTCGGATAAGTTTTCGCCACCTAAAAGAGCATCTAAATCTTCTTTCATTTTTTCCTTTTTGAGCATTTTCTTGATTAAAGCTTTATCTTGAGCTTCATCTTCATGGCCTTTTTCTTCTTTTTCTTCTTCAACCAAGTCGCCTTCTACTTCAGCTTCTTCGCCATAAGATTGGAACGTAGCACCTTTGTTAGCAACCATTGTTTGTTTTGCTAATTTGCCTGTTGGTTTACGGTCACGGATAGTTTCGTAAGAATCTTCTTTATCCTGAGTACCAGAATCAACACCACCAATATCACCAGCAGTATCTTGACCTGGTTGATGAGCTAATTTTTTCATTGGCTCTGAACCTACAGGAGGAGTTGCACCAGGAGGAGTTGCTTTTGGAACGCCTTTTGTGTAATCAGGCAGTTCATCGTAAGCGGAGTTTGGTGAATCACCAATTTTGCCTACTTCTTGTGTACCATAATCAGTAGAACCTTTAATAGCATTCAAACCTACTTCGTTACCTTTTAAACCGTTACCACCACGAGCACCTTGTTTGGCACTAATGTTTGATGTAAACGTTTCTTTTGAGCCTTCAGTTAAAACTGCTTGAGCGGCTTCGGACAGATTAAATTTTTTCATTTTGAAAAATCTCCTTGATTTATTGGATATATTTATATTTAAAGTTTTTTCATGAAGTTTTCAAATATGTGTAGACTTACCTCTTCAATCTCCTGGCGTGAAGCCTTACGAATCTGTTGAATCGCTTGAGATTGGTCTTGTTCTGTCCATACACCATTGACTAACATCCACTCTTTACCTTCCATAATACCTTGCACAAAAGCGCCAGGGGCTGAAGGGTCTGCTACTATATCCGCCGCTGTGGCCAGATAGAAATCGGGCTGAACAACATTAACACCGTTAACATTTTTCAATGAGCCCATGCCTCTTGAAGATACACCTAATTGAGCGCCACCTTCGATAAGGCTTTTGGCAATCAATCCCATTGGTGTATCTAAAATCTTTGCTTTGCCAATCCACACATTACCATCCTCTTTTAAAGACGTAATCATATGTGATACACGATCCAAATTAATAGATGGTGTTTCTGGATGGCCTAATTCACCAAAAGCACGATGCTTGTTGATGTATTCTTCTGTATAACGGTCTACTTCTTTTCTAAGAGTATGTGCTTCGTAAAGGCGACCATTACGGTTTTTCTTTTCGGCAACAAGAAATGGTCCTTCGATGTGTAATGATTTATTACCATTAGCATCTTCAACCAAATAATTAACCGTTTCGTGTATTTCTTTAATGAGTTTCATCTATAATCCCATTGAATTTCTTCTGCGTAAGGACATTTTTCTTTTTCTTAGTGCTTGTCCCAACTTAGCACGTCTTTTAAACTTACTTCTTCTGGCTGCCATTTTACGGTGCCTGCGTTCCATTGGTGACATTCTTATCATTCTACCACCACGCATTGTAAAACCTTTTACTGCGGAAACTTTCTTACGCCTTTGAACTTTTCCTTTTCTGATTCTTACTCGAACCAGTTTCATTCTACCCATTCTTTGAATGTTGCCTTCTTCAAGGTCAAACATTTCTAAAGCGATCTTAGCTTTTTCTTCAGTTAACCGTTCTTCAATTAACTGGTCTAATCTATTCTCTAACAGTTCCCTGGCTTCTACCAGACTACCGGCAAGAAGTTTAGAAACAAAATCTTTCATTATGGTTTTATTGCGTATGCACCATAATTAAATGCTGCTGGATCGGTTAATTGACCTCTATCATAGTAAGCACCATTTTTGTGTAATTCAATAATAACTGTGTACGCTGCGTTAGCAGTTGTACCAACAGTTTTAATTGTTACATTACCTGTAGGACCAGTTGCGTTGTTTGGAGTTGATGGAAATTGATATTGTGGATTCGAATCAAATGTTCCAACACCAGCCGCCAAAATTGTAGCTGAAGCTGTTGTTCCTTGCCACTTTAATTGTAGGTGTCCAACTTCTGCATCAACATGAACAAGAACCCTAGAAATAGTAAAAGCAGAATTGGCCAAACCAGCAGGAGTTGTATTACCTGTCTGATAGTAAGCACCATTGGCATTCAAAGCTCCAAACAATTTCAATGGTTCGATGATAACTGTTTCATTTTCGTCACCACCAGCAATATCAAAAATTCCAATACGTTTAATAACAGTTCTACTGTTTGTATCGACAAGTGTTTGTATAGTATTTGAGGTTGCCATTTTTTATCCTATTTAAATTCTGGTGGTACTGTTATAGACCACTGCATTGCAGTATATGGTACGGTTACATATTTATCTAATTTTTCCACATAGTATAATGCCACTCTTTGACCATCAGGAAACTGTCTAACCGATTTTCTTTTCATTAACAAAACAGCTGGAGGATCCATCGGATTTACCGATGGTTTTTTTGCCTCAGACATAAACTGTTTAAGTGTTTTCAACTTCTGAGTCCTGTTGTGAATCTTCTTGTTCAACTTCAGCTTGTGGTGAAATTAAATTCTGTGCAATTTCTTGCTTTTTGGCTTCAATATGTGAAGCTACACGGTCATGAATACTGGCATATAGAGCGTTTCTAAACTCTACACCGTTGTCATCTTGTGCGTAATCGATAATTGATCTTGTATCCATTTTAATCTCCATTCATAATATTTATAATATTTGTTTAAGTTTCAACAATGTAGCACTAACTTCTTCTTT